CATTCCTAGTCTATAACTAAGTTCCCATTGGCGTCCCATGTAAGATGCTGCACCGATAAGGAAGTGAAAGATGACAAGTTGGTATGGGCCACCGTTGTACAACCATTCATCCAAAGTTGCTGCTTCCCAGATTGGGTAGAAGTGGAGTCCGATTGCGTTTGATGACGGGACAACTGCCCCTGAGATGATGTTGTTTCCATAGAGAAGAGAGCCAGAAACTGGTTCACGTATCCCGTCTATGTCAACAGGAGGAGCAGCTATGAAGGCGATAATAAAACAAGTTGTAGCTGTAAGTAATGCGGGGATCATAAGCACACCGAACCAACCAACATAAATGCGGTTGTCTGTACTTGTTACCCACTCACATAACTCTTGCCACTTATTGGTTGTTTCTCTTTGTAATGAGATTGCAGCCATTTAATTAAGTTGTATGTGTGAACATTCCTTCTCTACTTTAGAGAGAAAGAAATTTATAAGATTAAGTTGAGATTGTCTATCCAGACTCTCATCAGTTAAGACCCCGATCTTAGCAAGCTCGAAGTCAAAACACGACATCTTCCACCTCGTATGAGAGTCGTAGTATGGATTAAAAGATTCCTGGGATGATTTGTCCTGTGAATATGTAGGAGCCGAGAGCAGCAACAAAGCCAAGCATGGCAAACCTGCCATTAGTTTCTTCAGCAACGTGCCACTGGTCGTGTTCATGGTTATGGTTCATAGGTCTTGGGGGTGTTTCGTTTGGAAAAATGTTCTGTGGTGTCATGTTGTTTTGATGGTATATTATTCCAATGACGTATAACGCCAGAGCAAATAAATAGGTTTGTTAGTAAAGTTAGATAGATATATAAATCTTTCAATTATCTTTTCTTAGCGGTCTTAGCAGACCTCTTAAAGTTTGCTTTGGTAGGAGCTCCTTTGCTCCCAACCTTTCTCATTTTCTCACCAGAGCCAGCTGCAATACGCTTTCTCTTGGCGTGTATGTTTGCGTATAGTCCACGTTTAGCCATTACTTTCTTTTGCCTCCGTGTTTACATCCACATTTCTTTTTGCTTTTGTATGCCATTATACTTTCTTCCCATACTGTCTCATGATTGAATCATGTTCATAAGGTTTAGGTTTTTTTCTACCAGATTTATGAAAGTTAATGACATTCTTTTTATCTTCAATAGTATAGTCACCAGCTATGTGTGGGTTATGCTGATTAACTGAGTTAGTTTTTTTAATTTTTGCCATTAGCATTTCCATTTACGTAGTGCCAAAGCTTTACGGGTTGGCTTGCCGTTAGGTTTTTTCATTGGCCCCTTAACTCCACTCATACGAGCACAGAAAGAACGCTTACGAGCACCACCTTTAGGTTGTGGAGCTTTTAGATTTGAGCCAGTAGCTTTATTATATTTTTTCCTACCAGCTGCTGTCAGTCCACCAGTACGGGACTTGTGCTTCCCCATCTTGAGACTGACATTCTTTTTTTTGACAGCCATTTGTTTTATGGTTTGTATTCTTTACCAACTCCAGCCTGTACGCATTTACCATCCTTCATGTAAAAACCACTAGGGCATGATTTCTGTACGTTAACTGAGTTGACTTTTTTACCAGATCCTCTTTTGTTCATTTTTTGTTTATTTGTTCTGTATGATGTTTTCCCATAGTATTGCCATCCCAGTCATTACCGACTGAAGTAGGTTTAACACCATTCAGCCAGTGTTGAACTGACATAAACGAGCCACCTTTATCTCCAGCAATAGCACTGTGAGGGCTTTCTGGTAATACTCTTACTACCTCATAATGAGACGTAGAAAGGTTACAATAATTTGAAGGTAAATCTGCATACCATCGTGGTAACACAACTTTATCATTTAAATAAAATTCCATACCACTTAACGCTACTTCATAGGAGTCTACGTTAGGATGAGTATGGCTTGGTATTATTGTATTTGGTGTAGCAGTGAAAAGTTGCACTTGATACTGACCATCTCTATAAACAGTCAGACCAGTAACACCTTCTACAAAGTGAATAAAATCAAAATGCGGAACAAATAGTCTTAAACCTGCGTCTAGATACCATGTAAGAAAATGGGTTAATGGGTCATTAAACTCTCTTCCAGTTCCGTCTTTCATGATTTACTTTTTCTTATTACCTAAAATTTTTTTGCGTACAGCTGCAGGTAGTTTTGACATACCCTTGCTCATTTTCTTAGTAGGCCTACCCTTCTTACTTCCGTAAGTTCCTTTTCCCATCGGCATTTTTTAGCTCCTATACTTTTAAGTTTGATGCAGATAATTTTCTGATGACATCATCTCTGAACGCTTCATCAGTATTATATTCTGGTTTGTTCATATCTCTTACAACTTCAGCCATACTTCTGTATGTTTCTGGAGCTGACTCTTTGCCTGTAACAAGTCTAGTATCTCGTCCATTGGCATCTTCATATTTTCCCATAAGTGCAGTTATTGCAAATTTTACAGCTGATTTATTGCCAGTAGCTAAGACAGCATCGTAGTCTTTTGCTGCATCTTCGCCTAAATTATCACCAGCCCAATCCATTAAATTGTCATAACCTTTTTCACCACCAGCTAAACCTTTAAGTTCTGTAACTTCGGTTTCACTAAGATAAGGAGCTGACTTTTCTGGACTAAAACCAGCGTCTTGACGTACACCTTCAAGATAACTATCTATAACACTTTTACTTAAACCAGTTTTACTTAACTGTTCATACATATCTTCAGATAATGTACCATTATTTTCTTCAAAGTGTTTACTCATAGCAAACGGATCAATGTCGTTGGACTTAAATAAGTCTCCTAGTTGTTCTCCATATACTTCGTTTGCAGTGTCATAGTTAACTGCACCATCATCAGAATAAAATTGATACTCTGGTTCTGATTCAGTTGTATCTGTATCTGCAGTAGGTGTTTCACCTAATCTTTTTTGTAGTTCAAGATAACCAGCTTCTAATTCTTCAGCTGTTTTATATTTACCAGCAAGTCTTTTGTCTTGCTTGTCTGCAAGTTCTTGCCCTATTTTTAAAGACTCAGCTTCTTTCTCTGCAATAGCTTGTGCTGCTACAGGATCATCTGACGTGTCGTAGCGGATTGTTTCTGCCATAATTACTGTGGTTGTAGTGCTTGTGCTGCTCCTTCAACTGCTTCTAATGCTTGAGGATTCTTCTCAGGATCCATCATAGGTGCACTAGCAAACTTAGATGCTTGGTCAGTTAAAGATTGCATTTGTTGTGCTTGCATAGCTTGTTGCTGTTCAGCATCACGTTCTTGTACACTCTTAACAAGGTTAAGGATGTCAATACCTTGAGCTGCTGCAAGACGTTTAATAGCTTCATCAGGATTCATGTACTGAGCTAAAGCTTCTGGCCCCATTGTCTGGGCTATTGTAGTTATAAATTGTACTAATGCTTCTCTATCTTGTCCTCTACCTAGTGCATTTATACCTGCAACTATTGTAGGTTTGACAAGTCCATTAGGAAGACTTGGTATCTTCTTGGATCTAGTAAGAGTGTGCATCTTTCTCTTCAAATATGGTATCAAAAATTCTGTAGTTAACAAGCTGAAGAGGCCACCCAGCTGTCTTTCTAATTCCATTTGGGTCATTCTAACTTCTTCTGCTGTTGTCCTTTCTGATTGACGTACAGAGAGTACGAGGAAAGCTTCAGCTAATCTCTTCTCTAACATGTTAATCATCTGATATGCAGTTTGGAAGTCAGCAGTTTTACCTACTTGAACTACACCAATGTCGTCTGGTCTACCTTGTATGATAGCCCCGTTACCTGCATTAGCAAGTGAGCTTGGTTTAGTTACAGAAGAGGGTGAGACAGTGAACACTACTTTAGCTGCAGCTGCACTACCTTCAACGATAGCTTGCATTAATGCTTCTAAAGATTTTAAATCGCCAAGAAACTCTTCAACTCTAGAACGTCCGTAATCTTCTCCATCAACAGTGACAAAACGTAGTGGTAGCCAGGGGGTTTTATCTTTAGGTGCTTTACCTACACTGTCAGGTAGTATCATATCGTTAGCTTCTTGATGCCAACGCCATCCATTGTCTGCGATCTTTACACATGTATATACATCTACATCTTTTGTACCTTTGTAGTCACCTTTAGAATCATCGTTAGGACTATTCTCTGCATCCAATTCTGGCAGACCTAATAGTTTTTTACTGACTCTTTCTTTTGTTACTATCTCGACAACCTCACCATTACCATCTCTTTCTACAACATAACGGTTAAGTGGATACACTTTCATACCGTCTGTGTTCATAAAAACAAGAGCATTACCTGTTACAACAAGATGTTTTAAGGCTGCAAATATTTGAACTCGATCAGTAGAAGCTGCAATGCTTTCCATAATCATACGCTCAATCTTTGCAAAGCTAAGATCTAATTCACTTTTAGATTCAGCTGGTATCTCTACACCTAGTTTAGAATCATCTAATTGTAATTTAAAAAAACTGGTTGACGGAGGTAGGAGCCCTAACATGAGCTTGGAGCTCAACGTGGTAACTCCTTTGGCCCCGACTGATTGCCAAGGTGTTTGAAAGCTTTGATATAAAGCATCACCTTCGTTACGCATCAGTAATGTGGGAATAGTTAACTCCGCACATTCGTAAGCAACATGTAAGAATTGTTCACGGTGACTAGATAACTCGTTGTATCTTTGCCGTGCGTTTTTCATTAGCTGTAAGATCCTCCAGCACCACTGCCACCGCCAGTACTTACGCCTTGTCCAGTTGTAATTCCTTTTAGTCCACCTGTCTTAGGTTTCTTAGTAGCTAGTTGTGTAGTTCCTTTCTTAGCTGCTTCCTTAGAAGTTTTTTTAGCTTTTACTTTTGCCTTCTTCTTAGTTTGATCCTCTTGTACAGGAGCAGGAGTAGTTGATACGGGAGCTTCTACAGGAGCCTGTTGTACAGGCATTGGGGGTGGCGGGGTTGTTGGTGGGGCTGGTACTGGTGGAGGTGCGGGTGTTGATCTACCGCCTCCAAATAAATTGCCTACGCACATAGTTATTCTCCTTTGAGATTTTGTTTTAGTAATCTAATTATTGATAGTTGACCAGCCCTATAAGATATTTCTTCTTTTGATAGTGTGTGGTCTGGAAACTTGTCTGGGAATTGCTCGTCAAGATCATCAATCATCTTTTCGATACGTCCCCATTCAAGCGTACTTGGGTAAGTTGGTGTTTGCATGTTCAAAAAATGCGGGCATCCTAGCTCGCTTAGTGTCGGCAAGCTCTGGGGCTTTACCTTCGTACATTAAACGGTCACTTGAGTCCGTCCAAAATTTT